TACTGCCGCAAGCTGCCTGCGACCGCAACTAGGTATTGTGTTCGCGTGATGATCGCAGCACACATGCTGGATGAGCGCGCTCACAGAGCCGGAAATCTTCTCGTGCCTTGCCGAAAATTTCAAATTGGCGGCGCAGCACTGTGAAGACCTCGCCAAATTGCCGAGGAAGGGTCCCACCTACATAAAATTCCGCGCCGAGTTGAAACTGCTTGAGGGCGCATGCCGACAGGCAGCATACTGGCGGCAGGACGCGCGATGGCTCCGGATCGGCCTCTTCATGGAGGAAGTCCACAAGCGAGCCGGTGATTGGCTACGCGGGTACAAGCTACCGAGCGGACAGCGCGTGACGCACCGCGAAGGCACCATCCATCCACTTTTCATGAAGCTGGCGGACAATCTCCGCGCCGGGCAGCGACAGGCCGAGAATCTGCGCACCCGAAAGACTGAACGCACCGGGATGATCCTCCCGAAGGCCGCGCCAGCCCCGCACCGCGACACACGGCCGGTCCAGGTTCTCATGCCGGATGGTTTCCAGAAGCGCCGCAGCGGTCTGATCGTCCCCAGCGGGGCGGCAGCGTGAGATGGCAGATGACGATCAGCGCCAAGACAGTGAAATTCATGACGACCTGTTCCCCGTCGAGGAGCAGCCCCTCGTCGACGCAGGCAGCCCGAGTGGCGTTCGCAAGCAACGAACGCGCAGCCGCCTCGAGGCCAAGGAAGGCGCTACGTTCTGGCGTGGCTGCCTCGCCACGAAGACAGGTCGGCGCGAGCTCTGGCGCATCCTTCAAAGCGCCCACGCATTCGAGACGAAATTTGCGTGCGGCCCGAACGGATTCCCTCAGTCGGAGGCGACATGGTTCGCCCGCGGCGAGCAGGATCTCGGGCTTCGGGTATTTTTCAGCTGGCAGCGCATCGACCATGAGGGTGTCCGGCTCATGCAAGAGGAAAATGACCCTCGCTTCGTCAAGATGCCAGAGCCACGAACTGCCAAAGGTGAGAGCTAATGGCTGACGGCGACAAAACAGCAGCCCAACCGCAACTCGACCTGGGTGTAGCCCCGGCAGCGACCCCAGTGGCCGCCATTGCCGCAGCGCCGCCCGCTGAGGCGGCTGTGGTACCCCAACCTGAGCCTGTAGCCGCCCCGGCACCAGCCGCCGAACCGGTGAAGGCCGATGAGCCAGCAGCAGCCCCCGTAGTGGCGGCCGACGACCTCAATGTGCCGCCTTCCGAGCGTCCTACGATGCTCGAAAAGGCCGCAGAGGCCGCCGCGGCCAAGGATGCCGCGAAACCAGAGGCCAAACCGGCAGAAATCGACCCCAAAGCGGCGAAAACTGACGATAAGGCGGCAAAACCCGCAGAAGCGGCCAAGTCCGCCGAGAAGCCAGCAGTTGCGGCAGCCAAACCGGCAGAAGTCGCAGCGCCGACGAATGTCATCGATTTTGCCAAGTTCAAGATGCCGGACGCGCTCAAGGACACGACCGCCGACAATCCGAGAATGGTCGAGTTTTCCGGCGCGCTCACGGAGGCGCTGAAATCCCCGCAGGACGCAGGGCAGAAGTTGCTCGACATGCACGCGGCCGCGATGACGGAATACGCCAATCAGACGCTCAAAAACCAGATCAAGGCATTCAACGAGACGCGCAACGGCTGGGCGAAGGACGTCATGGGTGACGCCCAGATCGGGGGCGCCGGCCACGACACCGCGATGGGCGCGATCGCCCGCATGCGAGACATGCTGGTATCGACGGCACAGCCAGGCACCAAGGAATACGCGGCCGACCACAAGGCGCTCGACACGTTCCTGCGCGTCACAGGAGCCGGAGACCATCCAGTATTTCTGAGGATGCTGCACAACGCAGCGCGGTATTTCGACGAGCCCGGTCTACCACCGGACAATCCGCAGCCGCCGCCGGACAACGGGCGCCAGAACGGCGCGCGCAAGAGAATTCTCTACGATCACCCGAGGTCTACAGCCAACCGCGCACAATAGCGGCTGAAAGAGGAAAGGAACTACTACTATGGCAACAGGTCAGTGGCCGACGCTGCAGGATCTCACCAGCCGCATCAACGGCGCGCAGAAACAGGTCTATATCTCCGAAATGCTCTCGCAGAGCATCGAGACTGTCGAGGATATCCCGATGGTCGAGTCGAACGAGATCGGCGGGCATGAATTCGTGTTCCGCACATCGATCCCGGCCGGCGCCTGGCGCCAGTACAACATGGGCGTGCCATACTCCAAGAGCACGACCGCCAAGGCCCGCGTCTCGCTGGGCTCGCTCGAAGACTACAGCCAGATCGACAGGATGCTGGCCGAGGACTCGGGCGACATCGATCAGTTCCGTGAAAACGAGGACGTCGCGTTCCTCGAGGGCATGGGCCAGACGATGGAACAAACCACGTGGTACGGCAACACCGTGCTCACGCCGGCCGAGTTCATGGGCCTTTCGCCATTCTACAACACGGTGAACACGGCCAATGCCCAGAACGCCCAGAACGTGATCGACGGCGGCGGCACCGGATCGAGCAATCTCTCGCTCTGGCTGATCTGCTGGGGTGAGCGGACCATCTTCGGGCTCTACCCGCGCGGCTCCAAAGCCGGGCTCTCGATGGAAGACAAGGGCGATACCGTCCCCGGCTTCGACGCCGTTGGTAATCGGTTCGAGGCGTTCACCTCGTGGTTCCGCCAGCAGCTCGGCATCTGCCCGCAGGATTGGCGCTACGCCGTCCGCGTGCCGAACATCGACGTGACCAACGCCGGCCTCGCCGGCCCGAACGCACTCGACCTGTTCGCCACCATGGCGGAGATGATGCTGTTCCCGCCGCATCTCGGCAAAGGAACGTCCGGAATTACCAAGACCGATGCCCCCAACGATCCGGCCCCTGGAATTCGGCCAGTGTTCTACACCAACCGAACCGGTCGCCACTGGATGGACGTCCAGGCCATGCGCGATCGCAACGTGCTGTTGCGCCTCGAGGACTACGCTGGCCGCGTCACGGATAACTATCGCGGAATTCCGGTGAAAATCTCCGATCAGCTTATCGTCAGCGAATCCCGCGTAACCTGATCTCAGGACCATTGATCCGAACGGAACGAAGATAGAGCTTAGGAAAGGAACTACCCCATGAGAATCGATGCACTCTTGTCGTTCGTGCCGCTCGGAGCGCCGCTCTCGCTGATCGGCGGGTCTGGCAACGCCGTGCGGTCCGGCGTCATCGACCTGCTCGGGCAGGGCCAAGGCACGGCACCGACCAACATCATCGGCACCACCACGACCTTCGGCACCGATCAAGGCATCGGCACCTTCCGGCCGGAGCTGATGGTGGCGCTCGGCCCCGCCGTTCTCGGGGCAACCTCCTACAACTTCGCACTCCAGGCCGCGCCAGACGCCGGTACCCCGACGTACCTGCCGGGCACCTGGACGACCTTGGCGGAGACGGGCCAGATTCCGATCGCCAGCCTCACGCTCAACCAGGTCGTGGCGCGGTTCCCATGGCTGCCGGCGTTCCCCGCCAACCTACAGCCGCGGTACCTGTCGCTGTTGATGACCGCCATCGGCACCCCGACCGCGGGCACGATCGCCTTCGCACTCGTCACGCTGGTGCGCGACGATCAATCGAATCGCTTTGCGGCCAAAAACTATAAGGTCCAGTAGGACCAGCGGTTGTCGTAAATCTAGGGTGTCGCCACACTAGGCGGCATCTACACCTGCAGAGTTTGAACCGGAGAGAATTAGTCATGGCCAAGGCAGCAGAGAGAGTCATCCCGATCGAAGACACCCCGCAGTTCGCGGACGCGGTAGCATCGGCCGTTGAGAAGGCACTCCCGGCACTGCGCGCCCAGATCCTCGGCAATCTGGCGAATGCCAGAACCGATGTAGGCACCGGACCAGCGGCGCAGCCGGGCGACCATGCGTTTGCCGAATCCATCGCCATGGCCATCGCCTCGCTCACCGATCAGGGCACCGGCCGCAAGCGTGTGGCCCCCGAGATCGTCCAGCAACGCATCGTCGCGCGCGAGCGCATGACGCAGATGATTATCGAGGCGCGCGCGGCGGGCACGACCCCGCAGTACAATCTGCGCAACAAGGTCTATCTCGACGAGCTCCTGGTCGAACCCGTCTGGATCGCGCCGGACCACACCCAGCGCCAGACCGTGATCGAATGGTCGAGCGTCCCGAATGAGGCGATGATCCCCGTCAATGACGTAGCCAAGGGCATCCACGCGGCGTTCATGGACTCGATCGGCAGTGTCGAGAAGCCGGCCCCAGAGGCAGCACTGCTCGGCGTCACCGCCGGCGGCCTTGTCGTGCGCAGCGGATCACGAGCCATGCGTCCACTCGCGGCGCTTGGCGAGCAGACCCATCAGCCGACCGAAGGCGGCCTCAACGTGCCGCATCGCAACAGGCCAGGACAGTTCGTCGAGACGCGCATTCTCGGCACCGTTATGGAGCCGGCGCGCCAGACCGCGTAAGTCCAGCCGTCAGGCTGAGAGAGGACAAGGATGGGAATCCCGGCACCAGCCGGAGTTGCGGCATCTGGTCTCCCTCCGCCGGGAGATCAGGCCAATGCTGTGTTGCAG